CATGGAAAGTCTACGAGAAAAAATGCTATGACTGCGGCAACAACGATATGAGAGTGATTGTAATTCATCATGTTGATGGGAAACGCAAAAACGGAAAAATAGAAAATTTGATACCTGTTTGTCATAACTGTCATTGTCTTCGGCATATAATTTTAAATGGAAATAATCGCCTTCCTTCCTATAGAGGAAAAGACTGACCTTATTTCTTCTTCACTTTATATTTTTCCTTCTTAGATTTTATTATATCCCACCACGCCGATATGCAATTCATTACCAGGAATGGCGGAACGCTTCTGCTGAGGAGAAAGTTTTTTCTTTTTTTTAACCACCTTTTCAATGGCTATTTTTTTAGGAAAAGAATTTTTTGCTTTCCCCTTCTCAAAGTCTGAATAGAAAACCGCAGAATATTTCTGACTAGTCATTTACATCCCTTTTTTTCTAATCTAGACAATTTTTTTATCTTGGGGTCTCTCACCTTTTCGTCAAAGTTGGCCAATTTTTCGTTCTCTTTCTCAGCTCTTTTTAGAGTAGATTCGGCCTTCCTAATCTTAGAGGTGACTTTTCTCATCTTTTTGTCCATAAATTCCTTTAATTTGCGGTCATCTCATATGTTGCATCATACCGACTTGGTCTACTGACTTTCTTTTTAGGGATTCGAGCTCCGGACTTTCGCGCTGTATTTAAGGCAGCAGCAATAGCTTGAGCTCTAGGATGGCCACTCTCTATCATTTCAGAAATATTTTTGCCGATGACTTTCTTGCTTTTTCCTTTTTTCAATGGCATAAAATTTTTTATTTCTTTTTAGAATGACCTTTAGCCATTTTGTGTAGGGCTTTTAAATGCATGAGTGCATGTTTCATATGGTGCATATGAGCTTCATGTGCTCCCATAGATTCATGACGTCTTGACGCCATTGACTGTTTTTTTGAACTTTCTCTTCCATGCTTCATAGCAAGCATTTCATCCATCTTATCTGCTTTTGATTGACGCTTCACGAGGAAATCTCCTGTTTTTGTTTTTTAAATTCCATCTAACAAAGTGGGATTTCATTTAAAAGAGTTTTTTATTCAGGATCTCCTTCTGTCCATTCGCTGATCCAATCTTCGCATAAAAATGGGCATTCATTTTTATTTTTTATGAACCACGTCTTATCGATGATGTGTAAGTTTTCATTGGGATAATACTTGTCAAATCTTTTAATTTTAGTATTACTTTTGGCATCCATATATCCTTTAACCTCAATCCAATAGTGATTTCCTTCTGGACGAATTACTTTGAAGTCCGGCTTATAACTTCTCACTCCTCTTTTAATATTTTCAAACCAAAAAGTTTGAGGCTCATAATACCATTCTCGAATGGCTTTTTTATTTTTCAAAGCTTCCAGATAAAGAGCTACGTTCACCTCCCAAGAAGATCGAAAAAATATCCTTTTCCCTCCTATCAAACGATAGCCCTGGGAATTATTATAAACCCTAGACTTCTTAGAATTTGTACGTGTCTTTTTGATGCTCATGAATCCCCTCTCTTAACCATGAAATCACGGAGTCTTTAGGATAAAAAATTCTCTTTCTGTTACCAGCTTGGAAATAGGTAGGTCCAGATCTGTTTTTCCGAGCGGCTAGAGCCTGGGAAACAGTACTATAAATTCCTTTTTCTATTAAATTTTTTACTGAACAAATATCTGGCAACTCTTTTTTCATTTTTTCTATAAAATCCTCCGTGCTCATACCACAAATCCTCTGCTTTTTAAAAACTTTTCTATTATTTCTTTGAATCCAGAATCATCATAAGAAACGCTCCCATCTATTCTGCGATTCAAATCTTTTAGAGTCACAATATCTTCTAATATCTCAATTCTTATATTATTATTACTATCTATCTGTTTTTTATTGCTTTTAACAACTTCTCGCGCCCATTCTTTATTATTTTTTCTTTTATCTATCTTCTGTTTTTCCTTTTCTTTTTTGATTTCATCTGGGTTTTTTCTCGTCATTTCTAGCCAAATCGATGAGAAGTGCTTTCTTAGCTTCTGTGGGCTATTTACGGCCTTGGACCACGTAAACACTCCATCCCCTCGCTTATCGTTCAATACAAGCCATCCTATTGCGTCCTTAACCTCTTTTAAAGAACGCCCGTCCACCTCAATCATCTCTTTCATTTCTTTTTTCCATTTTTTCAGGTCTGGTTTCAGAATCTTCGGGTTGATATCCGAAAGAGCTTGGAAAAATAATGTAGTTAGATTTTGAATAGGGTCTGGGTCCGGATCTCTCAAATGAGGATCTTTGGGAAGTTCCTTCTGTTTTTTGGAAAAGAGAGGGGCCTTTTTTTTCTCTTGTATGTTCTCTTTTTTTAGAAGATTAGTATTCTTATTCTTTAGTAGCATCCGCTTTTCGGCATGCCGAAAAGGGATGTGTGGTAAACTTTTTTTCAATTCCTCTAGGTATTGCTCCTTTTCTTCGTCTGTTAAAGGAATTTCGAAAAAAATATATTCTAGGTTAGATTCTGCAAATCTTCCGTTCGCAAGCCTGGGCTTTTGAAAGCGGATGACATAATTATTTTCAATTAATTCGTTGATAACCCCGTAAAGAGATTTTATCCCTTCCTTGCATACCGTACTCAAATGAGCCACAGAAAATTTCCAATCGTTTGGAAAAGACATGCACCGGACGTGCAGTCCAACCGCCTTCAAAGAGAGGTTGGAATCCCATATAGAATTTTTATTAATTTGGACGTATGGATTTTCGCGATTGTGGACAACGCGAATTATAGTTGACCTTTTATGGATGGACTCTTTATTATTAAAGTCGAATGTAGAAGCATTCATTTTCGGTTCCTTTGGGGGCTTTAATTGGCCCCCTTTTTTTGTTTAGATACATGTAAGGACCCTACTTAGGGTCCTTTTTTTATTTAGGCGTACAGAGAATGCATGAGCATTCATTTTCAGTTCCTTTGGCGGCCTACTTCTATAGGCTCCCATTTTTTTGTCTAGGCACACATGGGGACTTTCGTTAGGTTTCCTTTTTTTGTTGAGAGACCTATTTCTCAAAGGTTTCATGTGGATGAAAAAAGTTTTGGGATTTAATTTGGAACTGCTGTACATTGATAGGCAACCTCGCGTTAGGCAATCTGGCGTTAGGCAACTTCGCATGTTGGTCTTTGATTTACCTTCATTAATCAAGATCGCTTGCGCGATTCAATCATTTTATTTGAGCTAAATGATTGTTCACTTTGTGCTGGTGTCTAAGAATATATTTTTTCTTAGACACCTTTTTTTTTAAATCCATTTACACATGTACCAAAAGGCTGTTTTTTTTAAAAGGAATTTTTTCCCTTTATCCTTAACCCTCTTTGTTCTTTAAATAAATTTCGCATTTATTTTCTTCTGGATTCCACGTTATCTCGACGCCTGGAATATTCGTAAAATAGTCAGAAATAACATCTTTCCATGAGACTTTCCCTTTCGTTTCAGAAACTAAAGCCTGAAAATATTTCTTAGGGAATTGAGAAAATCCCCCTAATACTTTGTAAAAAAGAGAAGGGCTCATCCCAATTTTTTTTGCGAACCATTTTCTTTGAATCCCATTGTCTAAAAGATATTCTTCTATTTGCTCGTGTAAATCTTTTTTTGTTTTTCCCATATGTTTTTTCCGCTTTTGTTAAATCTTCCCATTTGGTAAGATGCATTTTAAGCCATCGAATCACTTTAAGTAAAGAGGAAACAATGGCTGGACAAGAACGAAAATCTTCGGGAGATAGAAGATGGAGGAAAAATGGATATGAATGAGAGGGACTTTCTCAGGCTTACCTACCCTAGAGTGAGTGATATTATAGGGAAGCAAAACTTAGAAGAATTCAAAACGGTTCCTTTGGAAATTCTTGTGAAAGCAAGCGAAAGAGGAACCAAAGTGCATGATTACTGTGCAGCTTATGTGAACGGATTATGGATGGGAGAAATAGAGGAAGAATACCTCCCCTACGTTATTGCCTTTCAAGAATGGGCAGACACTAACATAGAAACTCTTCTACATACAAATACCCGTCTTTACGATGACGAAAACAAATTCACAGGAGAATTTGATATGATTGCAAAACTTAAAAACAGCCAGAAGATAGCTCTTCTGGATATCAAAACGTCTGCAAACGTTTCGAAAACATGGCCTATCCAACTGGCTGCTTATAAGAACTTGTGCGATTTAAATGGATATACAGCTAACACCTGTATCAATCTTCATCTCAAGAAGATTAAAAACACACAAAAACAAGAAAAGGAGTCCGATTCTCAGTCTTCTCCTTTTCAAGTCAAAACGATCGCTATCGAATACGAGAACGTTATCCCATACCAGGGAATATTTTCTAGTGCATTGCAATGCTATGACTATTTTCATAGACAAGGAGGATTTTAATGTTCTCTTATGGATTACCTACAGACCCTCCCTGCGATGAATGGGAAGAATATGGAAAGCCCACCTTCATAAACGACAAGATATATGAAATATGTTCCAACATCCTTAGAAAAAAGGATAAAAGCGATTTTTCAGACATAAAAGATCTGATTTATACCTATATTCAAGAACATCTAGAAGAATTTTTAGAGGAGTAATAAAATTATGAATTTACAAGATCTTTATCAGACGCAATGTAATTGGCTTATATACAGCTCCTATGAATTTAACCGCATGAGCAATCCTCATATTCCCTTCAAGAGATGGCGAACCATCTTCAAGGACGCATTAGAATTAGAAAAAATATTTGACAAACTACACAATAAAAAGGAAGAAGAAAATGAATAGTATAGAAATGCAAAGTGCTGATATTTCACAACTTTTAGATGCTTTATGCAAAGCCCAATCTAAGATGATGGGAGCCGTTCAAGATAGCGCAAACCCATTTTTTAAATCAAAATATGCAGATTTAACAAGTGTGTGGGAAGCGTGTCGACAACCACTAACATCGAATGGATTAAGCGTGATTCAAACGGTGCAGATTTTAAACGGACAAAATTGTTTAGTTTCTCTCTTAGGTCATTTGTCTGGGCAATGGATCAAAAGCGTGATTCCAATCAATCCCTCTAAGAATGATATTCAGGCTTTGGGAGCAGCTATTACCTATTGCAGAAGGTACGCTCTAGCTGCCTTGGTAGGAGTCTGCCCTGAAGATGATGATGGAGAATCTACTATGGAAAGAAATAGAAAAAAGCATAGCCCGGACCAGGAAGAAGTAAAAATGAACCTTCCCGATCACATCAATGTCAATGCTGTAGAGAGATATCTCATCCAAAGCGCGAACCAAAGCAAGACTTCTGTCGAATCAATCAAGAAAAGGGCAAATGAAAATATGGATGCGTTCCTAAAAGCTTTTCATACTTGGGAATCTAAGATTAAAGAAGGAAATAAAATTCCTAACCCTTATTCCGAGGAAAATAAAATTAAAGCAAAAGATTCTTTAAACGAAAATAATTAAAATAAATTTTAAATAGAAAAAAGGCATCAGCAATTCTTATAAAAAAAATAAAAATCCGATGAAAGTGCTAATGAACAAAATGGTAATAATGAGGAGAGCAGCGATTCCTATAGGCAGAAATCTCACGCGTATAGCGTCCCTGAAAAATATGTTCTAGAGTCTGGAGCTGCGGCGCCATAAACTCCCACTGTCTTGGCTCCTCCTGCTACGAACAATGTTAAAGTGGCTGTATCTCCAGCATTCATATCACAAACCGCGCTATAGGACCGGACGAGAGCCCCCCCATTTTGCATGTTAAAAGGATTGGAAACATCCAAATAATAAGTTCTGTTTGTGGTTGTCAATATTACATCTAAAGCAGTATGGGAAGCTCCTATATTCGTTAACTCTATAAGACAATTGAAAGTATATTTTCCAGTTACACCAGCCGTCCAAACCCCTGTAGACGAATTGTAATTTGCGCGAGCATCATATATCATAGTATCACATACAAGAGTATAGACAGTTCCATCTCCCGTAACGTTTGCGCTAGCAGATGATTTATAGTATAAAGTAGTTGAGGTGAGACTGAAAGTTACATTACCGACTTCATCCGCCTGCATGATTCCAGAAGCAGTTAAATCTCCTGTCCCGTGGACAAGCTTAAATACACCACTCGTATCATTTAGAATGCCCATGCTAAAGTTTGCACCAGCTCTTCCAAATACGTCGAAAGTGAGTTCAGGATTCCCTCCCGTAGACCCATGAGTCCTAATAGCTATGACGGATCCTGAAGAACTATTAGTGGAATCAGTATTTTCAACTTCTAAGGAAGTATTACCTCCCACATTACTTTGAATAATGCCAACAGTTTCTCCAGAGAGAAGCCCAGTCCCACCACCAATTATAAAAGTGCCAGGAGTAGTGGATTGATCAAATCGGAATATCTCTGTGCCAGAACCCGGCTGTACTGTCCCACTATTAGAAGTGTTAAGACTGAAATTAGTAGTAGAAGAGGTATTGATCCCTAAAGAATAGGAACGAGTGGTGCCCACAGTATACTGGCTCCATACATTCCCCGAAGAAGTTCCCCCCACCGTCAAAAGAGTAGTGGCGCTCGAGGACGCAGTGTTACTAGGATTTTGAACTGTTAAGGTGTTGGTGGCTCCAGAATTAGAAGCCCCAATCGTGTTGTTTATACTATTTTGAATTTTTGCCATTGTATCATCTTTTAAGAATTATATTTCTTTAAGTAAAGCATTTTCTATACAACTGTCAAATTTCCTACTGAATTTAGGACCGTAAAGGTAGTGTTTGCAACTGTACACAATATTTCTACGACATCAAATGTGTTAGTGGAAGAGAGAGATCCTCCAGCACCAACGGTAGTCACGGCACTTCCAAAATTAATGCTTTGTCCTGCATTTTGTGCAATTGTCCAACCACCGGTTCCTTTCCCGCATACTCTTAAAATAGAACCATAGACTGCAGTCGCAGGAAGAGTCAAAGTTACTAGAGAAGAATTGTTTGCCGTGTATCCATTATTAACGGCCATTGCTTGGGAAGTTCCTGTGACGTCAGTCCAAGTTAAACCACCTCCACTGGAGGCGATTGTAATAGAGCCTGCTGCATTGGTAATGCTGACCCCGGTCCCGGCCGTAAGGGTTGCCGCTACTGGATCTACCCCAGTCGATCCTATAACAACTTGTCCATTTGTTAAAGGACCTATACTTGTAAGAGTATTAGATGCTCCCCCTACTAGAGGCGCATGAGTTGTCACCGTCAGGCCTGTAAAAGTGCCTGCTCCGTCATAATGAGTAATCCCAGCTTGGGATAAGTTAATTGCGTTGTTTGTAACCATATTAAACCACCGTTAAATTTCCTACTGTACTCAGAGTATTCCATCTCAAATTTGCTGTTTGACAAACTATCCTGATAGAATCTCCTTGTTGTGTTGATGTTAAACTTCCAGATACTCCAGCTGTTGTGGATCTATTTCCATATACTATTTGCTGTCCAGCTCCTTGAGTAATTTCGTAAGATGTCGCTCCATCTAAAGTTATTTCAATAATACTCCCAACGGAAGAAGTGGCAGGAAGAGTCAATGATAAAGCTCCGCCAGGAGAAACACAGAAATAGCCATTATTAATAGCTAAAGGCTGAGAAGAGGAAATCGAGGACCAAGTAAAAGATCCTCCCCCTCCTCCTGAAATAGTAAGAGTATTAGTTCCTGGATTTCCAGCAACAGTAACTCCACCCGTTCCTACCAGGTTGATATTGTCTGAAAGATCGGGACCAACTGCCCCCCCCGAATTACCTGTAAGCGTCTGGACAAAATCTCCAGGACCTCCTGCGAGTAGCCACGTAGCCTGATTTCCAGCAACACTTCCAAGAAAATAAATATTGGCATCCGTGGGATTAATTTGATAAAGCCATGGTTGCCCTAGAGGATATCTATAATCATTAATGGTAGGAGCTCGATCCGCTACAATTGCAGCTGGACTGAGTTTCACAGAAGGAGACCCTACTCCATATCCAGTTATTCTTGGCTGAGACGACATCTATTAAATCTTATTTTTAATTCGTTTTCAACACTCTCCCATCCTTTAGGATAAGGAAATATCACAGTCCCTCAATCGCCATCCAAAATACAATCGAGTTATCTAAGGCTTGCGTTCCTGCGGCTCCAGTATAAGAAGTGATGGTTAAACTTCCGGAAGAGGGTACCGCTTCAAGGAATCCCAAACCAGTTGAACCATTAATACTGCTCCGTGTTACAAGAACTCTTGAAGAAGAAGATAAAAATGTATTGGCGATAGTTACAGTCCCAGATGATAGAGTAGCCAATCCACAGGCAGCTCCATTTGCAGCTGTTCCGTCGATCTCAACGAGTCCTAGAGTTCCCCCACTCGGTAAATGGATATCACTATTGAAAACAGTAGATCCAAGTTGTGTTATACTTTCTGTGCCCATTGTTGAGTCAACACAAAACAATCCAGAGGCATTCGCTAATGCTCCTCCTGAAAAAGTAATTACAGGATTTCCGCCTACAGTCCATGCATAAGTATTAGTAATTACCAACTCGCCGCCTGTAAGTGCGATAGAGGGAGTGGTGCTTCCAGCAGCCAATTGACAGGAATCAAGATAGCCAGTACTTGTATTACAAGTAAGAGTTCCTCCTAGAAATACACTCCCTTCAATTGAGGCAAAACTGGCTGAAACAGAAACTGGACCAGCGGCTTGTAATTCCAGTATCTGAACAACTCCGGTATTGGTTCCTAAGATCATTTGATCAGTTGCATCTGAAGTAATTACATTCATTAAATTAATTCTAGATGCTGCAGTACAATTTATGCATGAGTCAGTCGCCGAAGTGAAAAAACAATTTTGAATATTTACAGCTCCTGTCCAGTTAGGGAGATTCAAGCTTGTTCCTGCTGCGTTTGTTGAAAAACTGCAGTCACTAAAATCTAAAGTGGAACCGCTAGCACTAGTAGTATTAAAAATATCGGTATTGTCGGCAAAACTAATATTTTGAAATACTAAATTTGCGTTAGTTGAAATATTATGTGTCCCTGAAATTGCAACACCGGCCTCATTGCTGAACATTGCATTTCCACATCCACCGTATATGAACATAGATTGAGCAACGCTAGAAAAATCTAAATTTTCTATATACACTCCGGGCTGGATGTAAATGGCAGTCTTGTTCGCTGCAATAGCGTCATTAATAGCAGACTGAATCGTAGTATAAACTCCAGCGCCGTGAGTCCCTACGATGTAACGTGTTGGTAGCCATCCATCATTTGCACTAATTTTAACCATATTTTTCCTTTATTTTAAGTGAGAGTTAATGCGCCCTCTGACGAAAGCACGGTCCACCCATTGGGAGCAGTAGTACAAACAAGAGTGCATGTATTAAATTGCGAAGATGATGCAAGTGATCCACCAATCCCTACAGTAGATGTAGAACTATTCAAGTTTATAAATTGATTCGCCTGTTGTGCTACTATCCAGCCTCCAGTATTCCCTCCGAGAACTTGAACTTGCTGGCCAGTAGTGGCTCCTGATGGCAAAGTCAGAGTAATGGCAGATGCGTTGGAAGAGGTGATGTAACCAGTGTTGACGTTCATCGTCAACGAACCATTTGTCGTTGTATAACTAAAAGTCGCACCGGTATTTGTAATTGTGATCGAATTTGCCCCATTCGTGATACTGATGCCAGTACCAGCTGTCAAAGTGGCTGCAGCTGGAGCTCCAGCTCCGGATCCAATGATCACTTGACCATTAGTCATTGTCCCGCTCCAAGATGGAACTCCAGAAGTACTACTGATCAATACAGCTGAGTTAGCAGAAGCTATTTGTCCTACAGTATTCGAAGCAGAAGAATACAAGATATTATTTGGAGAAGTAGTCGAAGGGTAAGTTGCGGTAGAAAATGCTGGATCAGCAGCAGCTCCCCCTGACTGTAAAATTTGACCAGCGGTAGCTGTAGGCCCCAAATTATTAATAGTTGCGGTTCCAGCTCCAAGCAAAACGGCGTGATTTGTAAGACCAGTCAATTGTGCAGTGAGAGTACTCCCTGCGCCAGCAACTGTGATCGATCCTGTCCCGACAGTGTTAATGTTTCCAGCTGTAGGAGAAATTGCGCCTCCACTATTTCCAGTCAAAGTCTCGACTTCTCCAGAACCTGTAGCAGCGATAGTAATCGTGTTGCCAGACCCTGTTGTCGTAATCCCAGATCCAGCAGTAATATTAATATTCCCTGCAGAAGGGAAAACAGGACTTGTTCCTGAAGAAGGGCTTAATTGGGTCAAATCGCCTGATCCAGCTCCTAAATTCACCCAAGTGGCTTGGCCTGCTGTAACAACAGTTAGTGCGAAAATGGTTCCCGAAGCTTTATTAACCCATTCCTGACCCAATGGATACCGAATATCCCCCGAAGTGGGATTACGCGTAGAAATAATAGGAGGAGGATTCAATTTGATAGTAGGTGCTCCTACTCCATACCCTGTTATTCTCTGTTGATCACTAGACATAAATTCCTTTAATTAATAATTTGCCATCCAATGGTGGAAGTATCGATTCCTGCACTGGCGGTAATCACAAAACTTGTTCCCGCGGTTCTTGATGTAACTGCGTATCCTGAAGCAACCGCAACAGTTCCTAAAACTTGAGCTGTAAGAAGGATAATAGAATTAGCGGTGACGGCTGTCGTCGCAACTGTAGCCGTTCCGCCCACTAAAACAACTGTCCCGAAAGCATTCGCTCCCGCAACAGTCGTTGTAGCAGCTGGTGCAGTTATCTTATTTCCGGCTGTTAGGAAATTTAAATTCCCTCCAGCGGCTATAATTCCGGTATCCAAAGTACTTGCGCGAGTGGTAGTAACTGTTCCAGCTATCGCAGAGTTATTCATAAAAGTAACTGAGCCAATCTGTAGTTGACCAGCACTCGTACCAGCAATAGCAGGATTATTTGTAGAGGCAATTACAACATTACTTAGAATAGTATTTCCGCTAGAGTTATAGGTAAGAGCAGCGGAAGCACCAGTAGAAAGATAACTATTAACAAAAAATCCATTCGTCGCTCCTCCTAAAGTGATGGGAGCAAAAAAGTTAGAGTCATAGAAATTAATAGAAGCTCCTGATCCTGAAACCTGAATAGGGCAACTGATATTATTGACTTCTATTAAGGAGAATCCGCTCAAAATCATAGGATTAGAGTTTCCAACCCCTACAGAAGATTCTAACAAGAAGACTGTGACTCCTCCTGTATTATTTACAACCCCATCGCTTGTAGAACCAAAGTCAGAAGTAGCGAACAAAGTAAATGTTCCTGAGGAGGTCCAGTTAGGCATATTAAAAATGTAACCGTTACATACTTGGATGTTATGTCCTATTAGAATATTACAAGATCCCGCAGCTGCTGAATTATATATATGGCTAGAGCTATGGAGACCTATTTTCCAAGTTAGTAAATTTCCAGTATCTGGAGGGGTATGCATCCCTATAATAACCACGTCCCCACAGTGGTCGTCTCCAGCTGAATAAAGAGTTACATTAATTCCATTGGGATATACTAAATTTTCTGTATAAGTCCCAGGCATAATCCAAACCTGGCCACTTCCTCCCGGGCCAATAGCATCTAAAGCTGATTGAATAGTTTGATATCCAGCTTTCCCACTTGGGCCTACCACATAAGGGTTAGGGGGATAAGATCCTATATCTGGAGTTAAAGTAAGAGTATGTCCCGATCCAACCAACGTATTTAAATTTCCACCAGAGATATTAATATTTCCTGAAATCGGAGAAATAGCTCCTCCAGAATCTCCGGTTAAAGTAGCTAAAGCGGAGGAACTCCCCCCTTCTAGGATCCAATTAGCTTGTCCTCCAGCAACCCCTCCGAGAGTATAGGAATTGGCGTTAGAAGGTGTAATCTGATAAATCCACTGTTGACCTAAAGGATATTTAATATCATTAACAGTCGGAGATCTGGATGAGATTATAGGTGGCGGATTCAGCTTTATCGCTGGAGCGCCTACCCCATAGCCCGTGATTCTTTGTTGGGTGGACACGGCTTTTACCTCTATTGAATATGGCCTTAATAGAACGGAGTAAATTGTATGCGTCAATAAAGAATTTTACTATTTGAATGAAATTCCTAAAGCATTTAACATTGTAGGATATAAGGAGACAAAAATGAAAAAAATCTGCATTTTTATAACTTTTCTTTTTTTAAATGCTATTGCATTCGGCCAACCTCTCTCTATAGAGCATGTGTATGCTGATGTATTTTCAGGGCTCAATTTTGTAAATAAGCATAAACAAGATGAATTCGAGCTCAATTTCAATCCAGGATATGTCATAGGGACTTGTATAGGGTACAATCTATCAAATATTTTCAAATTAGAAGCTGAGATAGCTTATAGAAGGAATAGTTTATCCGATGTTAAAATGAATAATTTTTCATTCCCCGTCTCAGGAAGCATAAAGAAAACTACCTTGATGACGAACGGGATTCTAGCAATTCCTTTGAAAAATCATTCTTTAGTTCCTTACTGTGGGGTGGGAATTGGCGGGAAATGGGATGAAAGAAATTCAAAGCTCGATCCAATTAATGTGAAAGGAGTTAGATACACATTCGAAAGAGTTGTGGAAAAAAGTTCAGGGGGCGCTTATCAATTTATTGCCGGAATGAATTTTTGTTCAGAGGAAAAAATGGGAGTTTCTTTGGAATACAGATTTTTGAATGGTCCCACAACCGAAATAAACAACACATTCAACTTAAACTTAAAAAGATGTTTTTAAAAAAACAGGAGGAGAAATGACGATTATTGCAATCCTAGGATTAGCTCTTTTTTTCGTGGGATTAATAGCAAATATAAAAGATTCATGGGAAGAATCTGACTATTCTGATTATTGAAGATTTTCTTTTTCTAAATCTTTCTTCAACTTTTTCAACTGCTCATGGATAAGTGCGTCAGAAACGGCTGTTTCTTTCATAGCAGAATTTATAAGATCGGTGTAGTGCTTTCTTAAAGCTGGGCTTTTAGCAAATCTCACCGCTAATTCTCCCGCTCCTAAAAGACCGGCTCCAGCTACAGCTGTCCCAATCGCCCCTGGGATGGCAGAAGCTCCGAGAGCATGACCTAACCCCAAAGCGGGCAAGATAGCGTGCAGACCGTATTTTTTTGCTACTCGTCCTATCTGATTTCTCGCTTTATAGCTTTGCGCGATCGCTCCATGGACTTCATTAGCAGATCTGTAGTAATCATCCCAAATAGGGTTTTGTTGCCCATATTCCTTTAGAGCATCATCCACGATACCAGAAGCTCTGTCCAAATTAGATTTTGCTAGCTTTCTTCCATATTTATTCCCCGCATACTCAGTATATAATCCAGCTCGTGCTTCATTAAGTGTTTTTTTGAATTCTTCTAGTTCTTCTACATCAATACGGTTGTTTTTGATTTTTCCTTCTAGCTCGTTTATTTTCTCTATACTTTTGGTTTTAGATGGGGCTGATCCTCCTTTTTCTAAACGAGCTTTGAAATCATTTAGATGATTTTTCAAATTTAAAGCCGAAACAGAGGCGTCCGGAGGGCGTGCTTCTCTAGCCTTCTCGTATAATCCATTTTTAAAATTCTGTGCAGATTTCGGGTTGATTAGAGATCCAAATAGAATAGTGCCCAGCTTAGTGTAAGCTTTCTGCTGATTAGTGCCGCCCAGTTTCCCTATTATCTCTGAAGCTGTGTTTGCTCCTAAAGATAAGAGAGCGGGCTTTAACAGTTTAATTTCTTTCCCAGGAACTGGGATAGCTAATGCCGCAAAATCAGAGATGATATCATCCGAAAGCTTCTCTTTAGAATTTTTGGCTTCTACATTTTCTCCGAAGAGAGCTTTATTAAATTCTCGAACATTTTCAGAAGTGGGGAAAAGTTTATAAGGAGCATGCTCTTTAGCAAATTCAATAGATTTACTGACAGGTTTTTCAATTCCGATTTTTTTAGCTCCTGCAACCAAAGCTTTCTCGGGAACAAACCCTTCTAAAAACTCTCCTAAAGCCCGTGGAGCTCCTAAAACAGTTTCAGAAACTCTCGCTAAAGATCTTCCTACATGTCTTCCAGTTTCTTTAAGTAAAGAGGGTTTCTGTTCTTCTTGAGGCCGAAATTCAGCAAAAGGATCTTCATTTGGATTCTCAACGGAAGAAGGAGTTGTAGGAGAGACTCTCCATTCTTCAAAAGGATCAATTGAAGCGCTCACCTTCGCACGGCTCCTCTTTTTAGCGCCTCTTGTACGCGATTATGCGGAACATGAAGCTCATTTCCTTCCGGATCATAGAGCAAAACAGAGCCTTTTGGAACAGATCCTCCGCTTTGATTTTCTATAGCTTTCAAACTATTCTCGATCTGATCGTATTTTTCTTTGAGAGTCCTTTCTTGAGTCGATCTATATTCCCTGGCAACTTTTTTAGCTTCCTGACCGTTTATATTTCCTACTCCATAATGATCATACACATCAATCAGCGATTTTTCTTCCAAAGCATCTAAATCGTTGATGACTTGCATTTGATTCAGAATCAATTGTCTTCCCGAAGGCGAATTAGCTAAAGTAGGTAATCTTTTTAGGAATCTATCCAACTCGAAATTAGTGACTCGCGAACCAAAAGAATCTTTTGCTTTTGTAGTAAAATCATTAATAGTTTTAGCAAATAATTGAGTTTCTGGATTTTCTAAAGCTGGGAAAACGATTTCCCCAGTTTTCGGATTAATATTAAACTTAGAGAGCCCAGTAGGTAATTTTCCAGATTGATTTAGTTGAGATAACCTCTTTAGAGACATAGACTCTTTTTCGAAATTTCTCAACTTAGCATTCGTTTCATTGTATAAAGGAATATTCGTTTTTTCTCTCAAGTCTTCCCTTTTGACAGCTTCAGTGGGTTTTAATCCTTTAGAAGAAGGGAGTTCTGGAAATTGAAATTCCCCTTCGTTTCCTCCGGATAAACCTTGAGATCTTTGAGGTCGAGAGGATTTTCCGGAAAGAATTCCTTCTCCTAATAAACCTCTTTGCTCTAGATCAAGAATATTCTGCAGAATGGAAGTCTTTCCCCCTTCTGTAGCATTAGAATATAAAGTAGCAATATCCTCTGGAATTCCTAACCCAGTCAAAAGATTTTTCATCTCACTTCCTCTCTGAGAGGCCAATTGACTTTCTAAGAGTATTTTCTGGAGATCCGCCTCAGAATTTAATTGATTTTTCAATTGCAATTGATCACGCAAAGATTTTTGTTCTATCCCTTGATTAATACCGGCCTGCAATCCTTGGCCTAACGAGGCCCCTAATTGAGATCCTAAATTATATCTGGGAACAACCTGAACCATTTTAACCGCCTAATCCTAATAACCGCATTAATCCTAATCCTGAACCAGTTCCCAATCCTCCTAAGAGCCCGGAAAGAGCATTCCCGAATAAACCGCCATGTCCAGGACGCAATACATTTTCAAAGCTACTAGTTCCTAGACCAAGTCCTGCCAAGTTATTAAATTGCCCCAAAGCTTGGCCAGCAGCTCCTTGACGCAACGCGCCGTGTAGTCCAGCCAACTGAGATTGTAATTGAGCTCCTGCGCCTCCTAAAGCTTGTCCAAACCCAGAAGAAGAAAGACCCCCTCCCATTGCATTGGCTCCCGCAAATCTTTCGGCAAGCCCTGGAATCGTTCTTTGTTCGAATTCTTGTCTGTAGGGAGCTTCAAATTGAGAAAAAGCGTTGGGATCTCCGCTCAAAAGACTTGATAGATAATTCTGAGCTCCCGAGTAAGAGCCTCCCGGTCCCTGTGATTGGCCCAAAAGCCCTAATAATTGCTGAAGAAATTGTTGTTGTTCAGGAGTTTTTGTCGGCATCTGTTGAACTTTATCTCTAGATCCAAACAGACTTTCAAATAATCCTGCCATAACTCACCTATCTTTTTTCTTCATCTTGGTTAAGAAAAATTTGTAAATCAAGTTTTCATTTGGGAAATTGATCCCTGAAAGAGCTGAGTGAATCCGGAACCTTCGACAGCAAGAGGTCGCCACCATAATTCTTCACTATCATTCATTTTACTTGCTACCCATTCAATTCCATTCTGATGCGCAAGATCACAGATCCAATCAAAACCCGCTGTATGCATGAAATTCAATAAATCCTTTTTGTCCACAAAAACCTAAGTTTTAAGATATTCAGCTACAATGGTTGCTGAAGTAAGAGTAGACTGCGTACTTCCATTGATAAGAATCACGTTCGTTGGATCCAAATAAATTTGGATTTGATCAGTCAGTGTAGTCGCCGAAACATAATTTAGAGGTAGAAATTTTACGGGAGAATCAGAATTAACAGCCCCCCCATAGATATGAGTAGGAGCAGTAATACCCACAATATTATGAGGTTGAGAAACGGTGGCTCCAGGAGCGATGGGACCTCCATTGAGAGCTATCATATCAAAGGTAGTGCGATAAACATTTCTAAAGATATTCGGAATTCCGGGAGTAAAATACTGTTGAGAATTGAATAATTCTTGTATTGAGAATAAGCCCCCTTCCTTAGTATTTACACAATTAGCAATTCTCTTATAAAGAAGAGTCAAAGCTTCTAAGAATTTTTCTTGTTCTCTAGGAAAGTCTACAGAAATAGGAAGCTGGTTGACTAAGGTGGCTTGATCGGAACTAAAGCTCATACACTAAAACATAATTTTCCCGCCGTCTCTCACCCAGATATTCATGGCGTTCAAAACGAGAGATTGTTGGTGGGTAGTTAAGGTATTCATCAAAATATCATCGTATGTCAAGAGAATACTAAAATATTGTCCAGCCGTCGTGGCATAAAATCTGGACCAAATATAGTCTGATCCCGGTCCGTAAAAGGGAGGCAATCCATTGGTAGAAAATTGAGTATTCCCAACTAACAAATTTCCATAGATCGCAGGAGAGGAATTTAAAAACAGAACGACGGCAGCTCCGGCCAAAGCTAAAGTCCACACTCCACTACCGGCATACGTTGCAAAATTTGTTGAATTCACTCCTATAGAAAAACTATTCGCATCTATCACCGTGACTTGATACACGATACTAATATTAAGTTGTGTCATTCCCTGAACGCCAGAAATTAAGATTTTCTGTCCGGTTATCAAACCATGATCAATGCTAGTAATCACACAAGGATTCGATTGAGACGCACCAGTAATGTTTCCAGTGAGCGGATCTCCTGGAACATCCATTAAAAAATCTATATAGGATAATTTTGTTTGCCGTCCTTTGGTTTGAAAAGGATTGAAATCTATGGTTTGAATTTTAGGTTGAGGAAACAAAGTTATATAACCGCCTCCGATATAGGTAACCGCACTCAAATTGGGAGTAAAAGAAAAATTAGTCACATATTCATCATTCACAAAATTCCAAGAGGAAAGAGTGAAAGTATTTTCGTCAACGATCGTCACTCTATAAATGAGTCCATTTAGACTGGTGGCTACTGGAAGAAAAGAGGAGTTATCCACAAACAAAAGATCAGAAAGATAGATAATTTCTCCTGTTTCAAGATTGTGATTAGGACTGGTGATAGTTAAAACTCCGGATACTAGAGCAATAGCTTCTACAGTCAATGATGGCTGCTCATTGGCATTCACTAGCGGAGTTCCGCCTTCCCCATCTATTTGATAATAGTGGACAAAACCTTGTTGATTTCCGGAAACTATTAACGGGAACCGAGCTTGATTGGCTACATCATCCCAAGTAACGACTTCAGAGTCCCAATAAATACTTTGACTATCCCATGTGATATCATTTTCTGATTGAAAAGTCCCAAATGCAGTCACATTGTCCCTGAAAATAGCCCATGAGCTGTTCCTATAGTTGTAGACTAGTACTTTATTTGGGAACGTTGTTGGAGTTCCGGGCGCCGCTTCTGTCTGTCCGTCCGGATAACACCAGTAGACAAGCTCTTTTTGAAAATCTCTAATTCCCTGAACTCTTAAAAGGCCCTCATTTTCATTTTGGATATCGAAAACCTGATTCGGAATGACTAAATCTATCCTTTCTACGCGATTGGAATCAGCAGCAACGATTGCTTTATCACCAACTGCCAAAATATGTTGATTGAAAAGAACTGAAGAAAAAGTTGAAGCACTCCCCAAATCGGAAGCGATTCTCTCCCAAATAAAAGGTAACCCATATTCTCCTACATAACGTAATTGCCAAGTGGTTTGTTCAAAAAAAACTATTAAAGTATTATTTAAAAAAGTCGCGCTTATAATCGATTCATTGGTAGGGGCATCTAAAAACCCTCCCTTCCCAAATTGATCTGATCTCCAAGCATCGACTGCAACCGGATTCCCGATTTGTGAAAACCTGCATCGATTAAATATATTAACAGCTCCTCCTACAGAAGGACCTTCCCACACATTAAGAGCTAGGAGCCGCCCGAAATAAGGAATAATGATTTCAGCCTGAAACAAAAAATTAGAAGAATCTACCGCTGGAGAAAAATCGGTCCATGTGGTTCCGTCTGTGTATCGGATAGGATCTTCAGCATCGTTAAGAAAATTGGTGGCAAAAAAAAGTCTATCTTGAGGCTCTATTCCTCTATAATTTGTAGTCCAAAAAAGATCGTAATCATGGCCATTCCAGGTAGTTCCAGGGATAAATTCCTGGAAAGTAGTACCATTCCAATCATATGCGTATTTAGTGTCAAACCAGATAGTTTGTTCGTCATTGATGGTCGCAATTTCTCTCTGTGGGATCCCCATGACTGGAAGGACGGGATTGTAGCTCAGATTTAAAGTGGTTGGAGAGTTGGTCGCTGGAGTATAAGTGAGAACTACTTGGCCAGTTATGTAATTAATAGTGCCGCTATTACCGAGAGTTGCGCTCGATAGAGTGCCATTTCCTTCGTCAGAAAAAGTAACAGCTCCCACAGTAATAATTACAGAACCAGGAACTAATTCAGCATCAGGTTCAGTTGCGGATAAACTTCGGTTAGAAATCCATACCCCTCCACCAATATAAGAAGCAAAAAGAGTTGAATCGACATTTAAAGTGAAATGCAGAGAATCTACCACAGTGATGGTATAGGTATTTCCATTCAGTTGAGTCATTCCGACTACTTGAGAAATAGAAATTTTATCTCCTGTCGTAAGATTATGGGCATAGGAGGTAGTTATTTGACAGGGATTAGCTTGAGTAGCATCTACAATATATCCACTCACAGTTAAAAGATTGAATGTCCACGGAGACGCTTCACTTGGTCCCAAAGTATAATCGGAAAAGATTCTTTGTAGTCTTCCGAGCAGTTTGATCCCATTTCTTTTTTTGATCCTATCTCGCCATGCATAAGCATTTTCAAGAGTTTGGAATCCGGACTCAGGCAAAAGAAAAGGCTTCTTATTGTTTTGAAAACCACCGTTTTTATCATATCCAAATATGTTAATGGGCTGCAGAACCATTAATTACCTATGGCTATGTAGTTATATTGGGAAGCAGTGTCTGCGGTATAATTGAATCCAGAGAGTGTGATGTTGAAGACGCTAAATTTTATTTGAGGATTATTGATTGGGGTCACCACAACAGAAAAGACATTATTGGGGAAGGGGGTCGCAAAAGGAATCGGATTTAGTTGGAGAGATGTCAGATGTCCCCATTTCAAGATAATACCCCCAAGAAGAACAGTAGAACCTTGAGCAAGGATAGTCGAGGTGGGGTTTAGCTGGTTAACTACAGGGCCCGTTAATTGGTAATAGGTGTTAACTGCATCTCGGGCATAATAGAGCTCTGAAGAACCATTCAAAGTTCTAGTAATCAGCCCCCCCTCATTTGCAGCAGGCAGGTTAGCAGCTCCAGGGGTCTGAACCGGCATCTGAACAAAGACATGCTTCCCCGCGCCCGTAGCATTTACATCGATGTGATTTGGTTGAGCAGAATTGGATATCGTACTTCTAAGAGAAACGAAGTTATTTAGAACTTGAAGCCGGGAGCTTCCTAAACTTTGTCCCGTAGCTGGAATACCTGGGGTAAATGTCACACTATCCTCCGAAATATGGAAATGTATTTATTTTTTAAGTTGCGCCGCTTCCAGCCCCAAAACCACCACTATTTCCATAATTATTGGTGAGTTGATCGGCAAAGATAGTACTTACTCTCTGATTTCCAATCTGTGCATACGTACGAGTATCTGCAAGGGCATATCTCTCTCTTAACATTTTATCCATAAGAGCCACTCCATCACTGTCTAGGCGATCTTCGTATATTTTTTTAGCAGCTCCTACGGCAATAGCTTCCCACCATTCAGACAATTCAGGGTTTCCTGCAAACGCTGCTGTATTAGCCAAAGCTTGAGAGGGCTGACGGTACGCTGTGAGTTCGATGGTATATCCTCTATCAGGTACAGGGCGTAGCGTGAATTGATTTTGAAAGAATAAAATGCTTAAAGGAATGCTTAATTGGACCGGATTATATTGAATTTGAATAGGATTTCCTGAGGGAACGTTTTGTGTGAAAACAAGGTTTGTAATGGCCCCTGTGCCATAATCGATGGCTCCTGAGGCTGCATCTCCTATCAAATTTCCAGATCCGTCGTCAGTGACATTCAGAGTAGATCCATTAGAGATATTGGCAGTAATCAAAATGTTTTGAACTCTAGAAACCGGATAATTAATATTAGCCGGATTATTGTTCACGCTTCTTATGAGAGGCTTTGCACTCGTGAAGCCGCTATAAGACCCTGAGGTCCCATCTCCAGTAGTGAAATTATTTTGATACTGCCAGTTAAAGTTAACTCCGTAAAAAGACCAACAGTCTTGGAAAAGAGCAATTTCCCTTTTAGCGCAGTAACAGGGCATTTCTACGGTAGTGTAACGCTCGGAATCGAATGCGTAGGTATCTATCCCAGCAATTGTGTCGAATGTATAGGTGTCTTTGAGCTTCAAGGACCGGAATTGCGCAGGAAAATCGTATAGATAAAAACTGTTCACATAATCGCTGAGACCTACACTATTGGCATTGGTAGGATCCGGAGTATCTGGCAATTGAAAGGGGTCTGCAGAGCCTGTGAGGCGACGAATCTTCGAGAAGATCATCTGAAGGGTAGGAACTCTATTAGAACTTGATGCTGACATTAATTCTCCGGAAGATTATCGAAGACATCTAACAAATTTACTGTAGATGGATTACTATTAGGGATTATCCCTGAGCCTGCTGGGACCGAAACTGATGGAGCAACAACAATCCCAACAGGGGGATAAACGAACGCGTTAAATCCAAGGGTATCTATATCCATGGTCACTGTATATTCTGTGGTGCTTAAAACCGTGGCTTGGACATTATTCATCTCTACCATTCCGTAGGGTTTTGAAACACGAAAAGATAGAATCTCTCCGGGTGTATATGGATGTGCGGAGGCAAAAGTAACTACTGCCTGTTGCGCATTACTGATTCCGATTATGCCCAAAACGTATGGAGTAAAGACAGATGTTGTCACATCATATCCATTGGAGTAAAACGTGTACGTGAAATTTTCTGGACATAAGGAACTGCCTTAACTTTCCCACTCTCCCCCATTTCCATGGAAGGGGCGCGGACTTTTTTCCAGATATTGTTTAAATGTTTTACTAAAATCATAGGAAGATCAACGATTTCTCCATGATTGATCCTTACCGTCCGAATAGGCTCTCCGGGAAAAAATCTGTAAGAAAAATCTAACCATCCTCCCTGAGCATCTAAAAATTCGAACATTCCTTTTACTGTTTTCTCTCCCTCTTTCCTCTGTTTTTCCATCTTTTCTTTGGCTTTAGAACGCTCAGATTCAGAAGGTAACTTATATTTTTGTGCGTTAATTTCTATTACTTGCATGGTTTCCTTTAATGACGGGAGGAGATAAAATTCTCCTCCCTCTTGGTTAATTACATTCCATTATAGAGATCGTATCTGATTGCGAGCCAGTCCATGACTGCGCTTGCAGGACCCACCACGCTGGTTCCTAATTGCATGACGTATTGATTTCTATTATCAAAAGCATCCAATAGGTTTGTTCCAGGAGGTTGTTGAGTAATGGTTGTTCCAGCAATAGGAACTACACCAGAACTTGAAGGCACACATACAGCAGGAGAAATACCAGCATCCGCTGTGGAGGATGTAGGTAGAGCAAAAGCTGTAAATCCAGAAGTATCTAGATCGATAACGATAGAAGAGTTAGACGATGTATTTGTTACACTGATTACTCTTGCGGGAACGTTATTAATTTGGCTCATTCCGAAAGCAGAAGAGACACGGAAAGAAACGATTTCACCGATTGTAAAATCATTCGCAACAGTGAAGTATACAGTTGCTTGAGCGGCTTTTGTGATATTCGCAATATATCTCCATCTCGGATAAAACTGAGAAGGAATAATTTCGAGAATACTTGCAGCTGTAGCATTAGAAGCTGTAATCCCAGATGTTGCCATCATTCCCAAAGTAATACTTGTATTTGTAGTTACAGCAGTTACTTGGAAATCATAACCTCCGACTTGATGCATACCGGTAGAGTTATATACTCTCACTATATCTCCAGGGAAAATACCAGCAGTAGATGCCATAGAAACTACCCAAGTAGTTCCATTGATAGCAGTTGCTGTTAGCGCTGTAAATGTAGGAGGAGCTGCTGTACTAAAAAATGAGAATCCATTTGTAGCCCCTACAGCAGATGCGAGCGCATTTGTCGTGACTGTTTGGTTAACAGCTTGGAAAGCCCCTTGAGCCATTCCTTCTCTCCATTGTGATTCAATGGAAGTGACGGCGGTAGTATCTCCCCAATTTGTTCTATTACGCACCCAAACGAAGTCTGGGAAATCTGTAAGCGGAATATTTACAGGAATAGGAGATGCAGGATTGGTATAAGTACCACCTGAAATTATTTGATATGGTAACATAGGTCCTCCTTAAATACCTGTTGAACGTAAATTCTGAATCCACAGGTCATTGGTGATGCACTGTCCTTGATAGAAAGAGCAACCAGCTGTATGTCTGAGCATACATGGGTCATTGTTGTAACCAGGGGGTAAGTAGATAAACCTAGCTTTTCCTCCTGCTTGCCAAACAACTTTATAAGATTCTTTAGCTGCAACGAAACAGTTGGCGATGTCGGCTCCCAGCAAAGATGCTGAAGGAGTTACAGAACCCTGTTCAGATACGAAGAATCTTACGTTATCCACACCGCCCCATTCTGTAGACAATGTCTCAGAGATATTTGGGTATTGGAATTTACGTACAAATCCAGTGATATTGTTCAATACTGGAATCATGCGAGTTGTTAACATACAACCGTAAGAATCCCCGATAGGAGAGGTACCGAAACGGTTTTCCCCTTCGATCATGTTAGTGATGTATTCTCCTGAGTTGTTTTGCAGAGTCGCAACAACATCATCCACATCTGTAATTTGCATTTCAGTTGGAAGGTCTCCATTGGAACCCCCGACGCAGTTGATAATAGAAGCGCTGGATTCTAATTGGTCTCTAACGAGAACGTCTTGAGTTTCACGAAGAGCTTGTCCTAGACGAGCTGCTGCTGAATTCAAGACAGGATCTTCGTTAGTAATAGTTACTTGACGTGTTAGCACGATATAAGTCGCATAAACACGTACACGGCAATCCACATCAACACGATTAAGTTGTTGGGGGGGGGGATTAACTTGTGCATCATCGAGCGGCACAGGAAACAAATCTAAACGATCATATCGTGATTGTCTATCGATGAAGCCTTGATTGTCTGGCAACTCCACTGGTACAGCAAAAAGCATGTGAACCAAATTTCTTTCGGGAGTGGACAATAGCTTCGCATTATAACGCTGCTGAATTTGAGGAGGCAGCGTAGAAATTGATACTGTCATGGTTTTCCTTTATAAATTAGGAACCCCACCTGCCATCTGCGCATAGCCATTCATCTCTTTCCAAAGTTCTTTTTTCATCTGCTCCGTCATTTGAAATGTTTGGGCCATAGGACGTTTTTCAAAAGCTTGCGGAGATTGAACAGTTTTTTGGTTCTGCTCGATCTTTTTTTCTACTTCTTTTGTTCGTCTATGATCTGGAGCTTTTTGAGAAAGACCTAAGGATTTGATGTATTTATAAGTTTGAAGACCCATTTTATAAGGATCTTTCAACTCAGCTATCGTAGATGACAAATCGGGATCTTGTTGTTCTAATAATTCTAATGTCTCGGCAGTAACTACTTCGTCGAAATCAGAAAATTTTGAACGAAGACGGTTATGGAAATTAGCTTTTTCCTGCTCTTCCCAATATCTTCGCGCTTCTTCTCTAGCTTCTTTTTTAATTTCCTCTTTTTCCTTTTTTAGAAGCTTTTTAACATCTCCTTTCGGGATATAATCAGCGTCAGGTATGGAATCAAGTTCATCTACTTGTGAAGCTTGTGGGTTTTGAAAACTCATCTGTTGTTTAAGCAGGTTCGCAATCAATTCTTCTTGAGCTTTTGCTTTTTTTTCTAACTCCGCATTGATCCTTCGGATTTCTCGCCAATTTTTTTCCTTACGGTCATCAATTTGCATTTCCTGAGGAGGAGCACTTTCCGGGGGACTAGCTTCAGGAGCGGCGCTCTCCATCACTGCCATGTTATTTTCAACTTCGTCCATAAACATTTTTCCTTTTTGCGTTCGGTGAAGACGCGTTTCAACCAACAAAATACACGCTGTAAAGCCAGCGGAAGCTTTCATTGATAAATATGCGAGAAAAATTTATTAATCTATAAAAAAGTTATGGAGGTAATTTTGAGTAGTTTGAAAGTTTGTTCATTTTGTAATGTTAGTAGAGTTTATTCGGACTATGTAAACAGTAGTGATGAATGCTATAAATGTGTTTACGCAAGAAAGGTAGCCCATATTGAGATGCGATCTTCCGGGCGCACGAGAAAGATATGCAAGATATGCGAGCTGCCTCTTCCCGATCAAAGATGGACCTATTGTGGAGATGAATGTGCTGCAGAAGGGAAACGCTTGAATAAGCATTGGACTTTAGTCTTGAGCCAAAATCATTCGGAACAACCTAAAAAGTTTGATAATACGGCAGCCAACAACAAAAAAACCAGAAAGAGAAAATATAGATACATCTTTTGAAAATTCTTGAGACGGTTACAAAATGTAACCGACTCATGTACTTTTAGGGTAGACTTGAATTAAAATAATATTTATGTGTTAAATTGCGTTATTTTGGATGACAATTTAATTTGTAGACAAAAATTCACAAAAGCCTTAGTACTTCATGCACATTTTTGATAGGCAACTGAGTAGCCCAGAATCCTATAACTCATAAAATTTTTATATCCTAGATAAATAGGGGGATAAGTGCATGAAAGGACAAAAAATTGGATATATCCGTGTTAGCGCTTCGGATCAAAATCCCGATCGTCAGCTTGAAGGAATTCTTCTTGACAGAAAATTTATTGATAAATTTACAGGAAAAGTTTTAGATAGACCTGCTTTGAATGAAATGGTTCAGTATATCCGAGAGGGAGATCGGATATATGTCCATAGCATGGATAGGTTAGCAAGAAATCTTTTGGATTTAAAAAATGTGGTGAAACAGATCACGGAAAAAAAAGCGGAAATCCAGTTTCTTAAGGAGAATCTCATATTCACTGGAGACGATTCCCCCATGTCCATTTTACTACTATCCATGATGGGAGCGTTCGCGGAATTCGAGGTTTCTCTGATCCGAGAGAGGCAGAGAGAGGGAATACGCTTAGCCAGAGAACGTGGGGTCTATATAGGACGCAGAAAAGTTTTCAATGAACAACAGATTGAAGAAATTCGTCGCCTTGATGAGGAAGGGTATAGGAAAAAGGAAATATGCGAGAGATTCAATGTAAGTCGAGGATGTATTTACAAGTATTTAAAAAAGCCGGGAAAGGATTCGTATGGATAAGGAAAAATTGATAAGGGATTTTGTAGAAGGGTTTGATGATCAAACCGAGCTACACGCCGTTTATAAGGAAAAAATGAAAGAAATTCTCACATCATTTTTCTGTTATTTGCTCATAGAACTACGAGATAAGGACATAGAAGTCCCTAGCATCATGAAATTAATCCACCATTTCGTAGAAGATCATTTTCATTTGGAGAAATCTACTTAAAAAAAACAACTTATCTCCAGAAAGCAGCGGGCTATCAGATAAACTGAAAGGGAGGCTCTTCTAAGACGCTTTTTTTAGGGGGTGATCTTTCCAGTTCGGATTAGGCTTCCAGTTTCCCATATTATCCTTTTCGAATCCGAAATGGTATAAATCATAACTCTTCCAGGCACGGATCTCTGCGATTAGATTATTATCATAGAGCTTATAGCTATTAAGCATATTATCCATTTCTGACCAGTGAGGCAAACTCCAACAGAACCGTGTTTCGAAAGCCGCTGGGTCATGCCAAAAAACAGTGGTATCATCTTCCGGGTAAGGACGGTAAAGTTGTTTGAAAATTCTTCTAAGAAGAGCATCCTTCATCTGAAGATCTTTTTTCTCATGAATGAGAACATAGAAAGGTCTTCCCCCGAAATCTTTAGTACCATCTTTTAAAGCATCATTGATGTCATCCACTAGATCCGGGATGAGAGAATTGGTCATATCCCCCACTTCAATGATCGGGTTTGATTTATTGAGATGGAGATCTCTGTAGATTTTTCCTACAGTGTCGCGCGATTGATCGTATAAACTTTTTTTAGGATCCTTTTTAATTTTTTTATTAGGCATAATTTCATATTTTTGGGGTTAAAAAAAAATAGCCCAGTCCGAGGAACTCAGACACGGGCTACCGAAGAGGTAAGGAAGGCTAACCTATCTTCGTGGAGAATGAAAATCTGTGGTTTGACCTCTTCTACTTTCTTTAATCTGTTCACGTCTTTCTCGTACTTTTTGATCCTGATTCATTTGTTTCATAGTCATAGGATTAGAATCAATCTTTCCTTTTTGAACGGGAACTTCTTTAGATTGTTTTTTCATTTAAGAATAACGTCCTTCGTATGCTTGTTTTTCTATTCCACGTGCTTCTCTAGCTTGGAATTTATCTTGTCTTTCTACATACTCTGTTGTTTTACTAAAACCTTCTTGAGAATAATCTTTACTAGGTTTTTGATAATCTTCTACGTGAGGACTCATATCCCCCTGTGCGTAACCAGCTTTACTCATTTTCTCTTTCATATACCCTCCGGAGGTTAAGAGATTCTTTTACTCAGAAATAATGAAGTTGGATATTTTTAACAAGAGGAACAATGGAAATTAAAAAAAATTCCGAAAAAATTTCTTTAGAAAAAATAAAAAAGGAATTCGAGGAAGCTACGGATAGCATTGCGGAAAAAGGCGCCATAGAAGAAGAATCTCATGAGAGCAACCTTGTGACAATTTTAGGCCCGGCTATGGGACACTCTACTCCTCGCTGTATAGTACCTCAAAAATAGAGCTTAATACCGCTACAAAATGTGTAGTTGGTATCGAAGTCTGCTCCTCCTAAAGCTCTAAAATCAAATTCTAAATAGCAATCCTGTTTCAAACGGAATTCCATTGCGCTTAAAATCTGAAAAACTATGTAAGAAGAATGCCAATAAATATTGTAAAACTCAAAGATGCCCTCTCTTCGAACTCCGGCCCCTGGCACTAAAAGAGTCTTCCAAGTTTTCTGAGCCCCCACCCCACTTCCAAGAGAAAAATTAAACATATCTCCACAAGGGAACTCTAAAATTAAATTTGCAAGCGCACTCAAACCAGAAAGGTCCCCAGACATTGGTTTCGCATTAGGGATAGGCTTTTGAAACTTATTGCTTCTATATCCCATTTCTAATTCAGTGCGTAGTGTGGGAAGAAGATAAAATCCTGTGGCAGCCCCGATATAAAACCCACGCGCAAATTCTAGAGGAAATTCAACCGCTGAATCGCTGATTAGATTTACTCCAATTTCAGCTTTCAGATAACCAGTTTGCAAAGAAGGAAGCGCATTAAGTGTAGAAACACATATTAAAGATGAGAAAAATAAAAAAATTAATTTCATTCTAGCGGTCCAATTTCAGGGTTTTGAGAGATCTGCTGGGATAAGGAAGAGCTTTGAGCTATTTCATCTGCTTTTTGATCGGTAGGGTTCGTAGATAAATTCTTGAAGTCGCTTAAGGCGTCTAATCCTTCTTTAAGATGGTGAATGTCCATCCCTTCTAATTCTTTCGCTGCCTTTAAAAGGTTAAGAAGAGAATGAGTGTCTTCCTGTCGAGATTTCCTTAGTTTATCTACTGCAATAGCTTTATCGGTGTCGATCTTGGCTATTCTTTCGGCAGCAAGTCCCTTCTGAGATTGAGCATAGGAAAGTTTAGTTTCATTTTCAACTTGTAGCTGCCGCATTTGAAGTTGTTGCAATTGCTGTTGTTGTTGAGCCTGAACCTTTTCTTCCGCATCCAATCTCTCCATCACCTTCTCTTTATTCTGCATGGTGACAGATTCAAGAATCTCCCGTTGAGTAAAATTCACAAGACCTGCCTCTTTGAGGTAGATTTTTTGTTGAAGCTCTAACTGCTGTTGGGATTCAGTTAGCACTCCAGTTGTGACTTTGCTACCATATTTAAAAAAGAGCTTATTATCAAATTCGGGAGTGGGATCTTCTCCAATCACTTGTTGAACTTTTCCATAAGTCCAGTTTTTCTGAATCATTTCAATCATGATGTCGCCGACTTGGCGTTGAGATTCATCCATTTGATCAAATAGACGTTGAAGACGGGTAAGCCCGGCTCCCTGTCTCAACATAGAAAGAATACCAGCCTTATCATCTACGGCAGACCCCATTAATTCTTCAGTGGCACCGCCGATTTCCATGGTTATACTTTTCAGCATCTCCTCCATCTGAATCATAGTAGCAGCAGGAGGCACAATAGGCATCGGTTCTACATCGCTCATTTGGAAGGCAGGATCTATGGAGAGTACTCGACCATTACCTTGATTAAGAGCATCATCAGGAGTAACGAGAGCTCCCTTTTTAATTTTTAATCCTTGCTGCTGAGCCTCCAAGATGTCGAGATCAGCCACTTTCCTCCTATTAAAAAGATATTGAGCGTCTCGCATATCGCGAACAATACCACGGAACTTATAAGCGTAATAGGCAGTATCAGGAGTAAAATAACCCAATACAGGAACATAAGGATAACGGTCAAGGCCATAAGGATTCGCCTCATCAACGAGAACTCTGTCATTTAATACTATTGATCTCCGTACAGTGGGCTTAGCCCGTTTAATAATTTTTATCCGATTTTTGTAATCAGGATCTCTTTTTGAGAGAGCGCGGACTGCCTCTCTTAAATCTTCTTCATCACCTTGAAATTCTTGAGTTTCCTCAGTCTTTTTGTCGATGATATACGTGGCTTCACGCGTAGCCAAATACCAATATTCATCAAAAGCTATTAAATTTGGAAATTGAATTTGGTAAACCTCGGGCATGTAATAAAATTTATCGTCTCTATACGTCCCTTTCGGGAGGGCTAAGATCTGATCTCTAAAATCCGGATAAAGGTCGGCTGCTTCCAGACGATCAAAAAACTGTCTTGTCCACATATATCGACAGTCGGATAGGTCATGCTTTCTAAAATAAGGATCGCAAAGAACAGACTTGAAATCTACATATCGAATCTTGATGTCTCCAGAAATCGGATCGTCTGTCATATCCTTGTACACAGATATAAATCCTATTCCTTGTGTAAGAGCCCCTTGTTCAAACGCATCTGAATAAACTTGGTAAGCTCCCGACTGATTATGTATATGGTAGAGACATTTAGTAAGTTGATCAGACGTTTTCTGCATAGGGGACATAATGGGAGTGCAGATGGTCGATTTTCGATTCCGTCTTTGATAACCAGAGATCATTTGAACGGCGCCATTAATCAAGTTGAAGTTGAATATTTTTCTACGATAAGTAGCCACTCCCGGGAAAATAAGTCCCCATAGATCCTGATCGCCTAGATAAAATCTTTGATCAAGGTCGGCTTGATACCATTGAGTTTGTAGGACATTGATGCAATCTGAATAATTCTTATTCATTTGCTGGCGAATGGATAGATCGGTTGGTTCGCCTGGAAAGAAAATTGGATCGTTATTACGGATAAATACCTCCAGACTCTATAGAACTTTATAGAGATATAATCGCATGATCCTAAAGTTATTTTTTAATCTCAATGGCAAAAGAAGCTAGAGTTTATCTCTCATGTTCTTTCTGTTGCGAATATCTGAAGACAAGGTTTTAACGCACTCGAGAACTGATTTTAAAGCACTCTCTCGGTCCCAAGGATCAAAAAGACATAAGTAGTTGGCGATAATAAGAGCGATAGCTCCTTGAGCGCACGTTACTCTTAACACTGTTCCATCCGCTGTATCAGGAAAAGCTTTTGTATCTTCTTCAAGCTGTTCCCAAAAGTCATCGCATAGGACACTTGTTATAAAAGAGATTTTTTTAGACACTTCTTCTGGTAATTCCACTTTTTCTTTCTCATATTACAGTTCTGTTTCTATCCCCAATAACTTTTCAAAGCTTTATAATCATTTGCTACAGATCCTTGGCCTCCGGCAAGTCTGGGCAATCCAGAACAGAGGTAACGAAAAGAATCTGCGCCGTGCGAATACTCGTTATGTAGGGGATCCGAAGACCATCCCCCGATTACAGGAGACCACTTCTTTTTGTAGTTTTCTAAACATGCAATCCCTTCCTTACACCGGTTCTGATCGAACCAACATCGTCCTAAAGTAGAACGAACAAGATTAATACCATCTCTCAATCCATGCTGTTCTAATACCAGGCCTGTCCATCCAAAATTTCTAGCCTGGGAAACGAATGTAATCCCAGCTCTATCTCTGGCGTTTGCGTCCGCGGGCCAAATACAAGTCCCATAAGTATATTTCTTGTTGTGCAGGATTTGGGTAAGCTCGTCTAAAGGCTTATCCCTGCCTTGAAAATAATCGATGACATTGATATCTCCCGACCGATTTAACTGGAAAAACCAAATAGCCGTATAATCTGCTTGTCCTAAATCCCATGCAGTATAAACAGGTAAAGCTCGATCGTAAGATACATTAGTTATATGTTGTGTATCCCAAAGCTCTTTCATCTGTACTGCGTACCAGTTTCCCTCTTGAGATGCTTGGAATGCCTCATCAGGATAAGAAGGAAACTCCCTACGCATATCTTCTCTGAGTACTTCAGATTTCTTCGCATACCACCATTTTTGAGGATCTGTCAAAGATATTCCTTTATTGCTTAAGTGCGAAAAATATTCAACCAGTTCTGGGGAAATATTTGCGGGCACGCCTAGGGTGTATTCATCGTGTTTCCACCACGGGAAGAAAAAAAATCTGAAGTCGAGGGGACTTAAATTTTCGTGATTATTTGTATGAAGGGCTGTTTTTTTACTAGATTCCTGACACATTTCATAAAAATACCCTTCTTTCCCTTCAGCGGTAGACTCGATAAATATATGCTGTCCTACATGAACTGTATTTAAGGACCCAGTAATAATTTCACGCGCCCTTTCAGGGTATTTCGCGCAGATTTTGCCGAATTCCGAAATATGAAGAAATTGTAGAGTGGAAGAGCGTAACGAAGTGCCCACCCGGATAACAGATCCATGGGAGAAGGCGAGTTCTTTGGCCGAATCTCCCATCGTTCGAAATAGTTTTCGCAAAGAGGGATGCAAGTGATCGAAGGCGTATTTGAGTTTGTCTTGAAAGATGTTTTGAGCGTCATCAAGCGTGTGGGCAATAATACCCGCCTGAATATTGTCATTCCAAAGAACTTGATCCAGAAGATAGATACAGAAGAAAGTCGTAACGCCAAGTTGACGAGCTTTAAGGATGATGTCGAAATTATGTAGGTTAGCATATAGGTCCCTTTGGGCCCAATTCATCTGGAACTTGAGTTGTTTGCCTTGAGAACTCTTGATATAGTAAAGGTTGTTCAGACGCCAAATGGGGTTGTTGAGTTTCGAAAGATCCTGGTCCTGCTTCACTTTCTTTAATCGCATCTTTGATTTCCTTCACCATGTCGTGCATTTCTTCTTTCGACATATCTTTTTGGCCCAGCCATTGCTTTCCGAGCCAAATAGCCATCGAAGCGCTCTTCTTGCTCATAACAAATTGGTTCCTTCTCAGGGAACATTTACCAGAACTAGTAAATCTTTTATATACGGTTAAATAATCTTCCCCGTAATGTTCTGCCACTCGTGTACTTAAGGTAGGTCCACATACGTGAAGAAATCCTGCCATTTCATCTTGAGTGCATTGAAGACCGCAAAGTTGTTCGAACATATTCCAATCGATAGGTTTGTCTGGTCTTCCTGTAGGGTTGCCGGTGCATTTACGTGCCATACTGTCTACTTCAAAATCCTTTGTTTATCTTTTTATTTTTTGGTTACAGGTTGGACAAAGCTCTTCTTCCTTTTTTTCTTCTTCCTCTTCTTTAAGCTCTCCAATTTTCCCTAATCCAAGATCACTTGTAGAAAACCCCCATTCCAAAAGATCTGTTACCTCAAATTCATTGGCTAGCTTATCCCAATCCCAGTCTCCTGTATTCTTATTGAGACGTATGTTTAGTTCTTCCACTTCAAACGATTCAAGGCGTCTATCTGGAACCAACACTTCTATTTCCGTGAATCCCATTCTTTTGAGGATTTCCAGTCTTTGATGACCTCCTATGATTTGATTATCGATATTGATGACGGGTTTATCAATGAGGCCAAATTTTTTTATGGAAGTTTGTAGATGAAAAGCATCTTGTTCCGTAAGGCAGCGGGCATTTTTAGGATAGGGGGAAAGGTCAGAGATGAGCCGCGTTTCACTATTCCATGAAATTCTTTGTTGCATTCCTTTCAAATAGTGAAGTCATACAAAAACGGCAAGCAGATATTTAATCAGTCTGTTTTTTAATCTTGTGGGAATCTAGAATATTTTTTAACCATTCTTTGGTGAACAGCTCGAGCGTCTTGCTCTGTAGCGGAATGAATGCATTCTAAATCAGAAAAAAGGCCGTCATTAACAAAAACCATCGTTTCATAAATAGCGAGGTCCCCATAGCCTTTATTATAATCAATTCCTTCCCACACGGTAGAGATTGCATAAATACCAACCTCATCGTAAGCTACTCTTCTATATTCTTCAGAGTTTGAGAGTTTATAAAACTTATTTATGGAAATAGGGTGCCCATTTTTATCGTACAGATGTCTTGCGAGAACTCTCTCTCCGTTAATAAGATATTCCTCGCAGTCTTGGAAGGTCATTTCTTGGTTTATCATATATTAGCAAAATCTGTTTATGAGAAGAGGGAAGTTATAGATACTCGGGATTAAAGAAGCAAGAAAATGGAGGAAGAAAAATAAATGTTGGGAAAATTGACCAAAAAGAATAGATTAACCCGCAACCCTGAAAGGTTAGACAAAAAATATAGGGAAGGTTTTTTCGATACGTTCAGGGTATATTTTTACGTAATTGGTTTAGGAATTTATACCTTGGTTACCTTATGGCATTATTTTACCGATTAGTAGCACTGATGCTCATCTCATTTTCTGCAGCGTATGGATGGTGTCCGGGCGAGCTCTGGCCACCTGATTTCGTGCCGCATGAACCTAATTGGGATCAAATGGATCCAAACAATCCAAACGATCCTAGAATAGTTCAAGTATCGGCAAAGATCTGCGAATCAGAAGACTCTTCTTAATATATAGGAAGATGAAATCCTCTGCCCAAAATTCTATAAGACAGTTTCTCTAACCTCAGAAAGCTGTCTTATTTAGGGTTGGAAGAACTTTTATGCTTATGTAAGTAAGAAAGAGCTCTTTGCTGAATTATTGGGTAACGGTTTCCTTTCTCTGAACTTATGTAATATAAAAAAGTGAAGGGTCTTACATACCATTTCCCGTCTCTCTTTTCGGCACATTCTTTTCTAAGATTATGGTCGTTATTGAGCATTCGGCTGAGATGAGATGAGTCTATAATAAGGGACTCCTTTCCTTGAATCTGCACCGTATATTTACGCAAGAAATCGCACCGAGGGACGGCTTTTTCGCAGGATTTTGAGGATTGTTTAGGGGGGTCATAATTTTCGAAAGAACGGGGAAATAAAAATTCTTCTACGGACTTTAATTCTGAGGGAGCAGCATTCTCTATTTTTTGGTTGAATACATAGGTAATAAGCTGCAAAAATTTCTTTTTATCTGCATCTAAACTTCCTTGAATATATTCAGCCATCTTTAGAAATTCATTAAAACAGTAATCAAACATTACATTTATTTTTTTAGGAGAGGAGGGGAACATTTTTTTTCCTTTTTTTTATTTAAAATATTTTCTTTGTCCTCTTCAAGCATTTTGTCTCGACATGGATTGCACATATAAATAAAAGGAGCATGAACTCTTAAACAGAGTGGGCACTGCCATCCTAGTCGCGTCTGATAATCATCGCGATTAATCCTAAATATATTGAAGCACATAAAGTATCTCTAACTAATAAGAGGGTTTTCAAAATTTAATGGTTCTATTTCTTGAATTTTATTTTTAAGACAGTATTCTTTTACTTTATCAGAAAGTTTTTCTAATAATTGAGCCGTATGAACATCAAGTTCAAACTGCCAATAGCGTAAATATTCGAGAGTACCGTCTGCTTTCTGTCTTGGGAAAGAGGGAAGATTGAACCATCTTTTACCTTCACTTTCTAAATGGGCAATTTTACGTATGATCATATTGTTCCATTTTGGGAACTTCACATCCACATATCCAATTATTTTGTTTTTATTTATTCTTTCATAATGGAGAACTTCAATCATTTTTTCCTTAATTTTCCGAGCGTGTCAGCTAAATGCGCCCGCTTGGCTAGAGTGGGATTTTTAGACTTTTCAGCTTTTTTTATCTTACTTTTAGGGATCTTTTTTCCTTCTGGAACTCCTAATTCTTCTCTTAGAATCCCTTTGCGTGATTTAGGAATGGCTTTTTGTATCCATTTACTAATTTTCATGTTACAATCCTCATGTGAAAAAAATTGACAAAGTTTGTCCAGTCTGTGAAAAGATTTTTTCTATTCCATTTTGCCATAAAAATAGATATTTGACGTGCGGATATAAATGTGCAGGGATTTACCGCACCAAACCTATAGTTATTAATGTCTGCAAAAAATGTTCTAAAGAATTTATTTCCAAAAAATCTCCCAAAAAACCACAAACATTCTGTTCTTCTTTGTGCTGCCTGCAAAGCAGATCTAAAAAAATCGAAAGAAAATGCGCGGAATGCAAGAATACTTTTTATGTGACTCCTTCCAGACTCAAAATATCTGCGAATCACGCCACATTTTGTTCTAATGCTTGTAGATTGGAAAAATGGAATCGCAATTCTATAATCGCACAATCTCCAGGGAGTTATCGCCGAAATGCATGGAAAGTCTACGAGAAAAAATGCTATGACTGCGGCAACAACGATATGAGAGTGATTGTAATTCATCATGTTGATGGGAAACGCAAAAACGGAAA